TGCAGTAATTGATAATTGTATAGTAGACCCCACAACCACTACGACCACCACTACTACAACGACAACAACGACAACGACTACAACATCTACAACTACAACTACATTATAATGAGGGTAAATTTATGTATGATAAAATGAAAATGTTTTTCCATGATTTTAGGGTGTGGCCTAGAGTAATGTGTGCTTTTTATTTCTATTTGTTATATGATGTTGTACAATGGTTTGAAACAGTACAGAATCCAACTACTCAGCAAGTAGTTTTACTTACAGCATTTACAGGTTTTATACCTGTTATATTTAATATGTATGTAAAAAGTAAATCAGGAGAGAGTAAATAATGCTTGGCAATCCAATTCCAATGGAACTTGTTACGTTCCTAGGATCAGGGCTTATGTCTGGGATATTAACCATTTGGAACAAAGCTATTGAATCGAAGAAAGCTATGTTTGAAATGGCTATGGCTAGAGATGAAGCACAGGCTAAAGTTTTACAGGAAGTTAGGGCAGCAGGATCACCTGGATTTCAATGGACTCGTAGGTTTATAGCTGTAATGGTTATATTTTTTGTAGTTTGTTGGCCTTTAATCGTTCCTGTATTTAATGATAGTATATCTATTACTCTTGGTTGGACAGAAATGCAAGGTGGTTTTTGGCCTTTTACTGATGCTAAGGAAATGTTTGTGTGGAAAACAATACAGACAAATAATATTGTTATAACACCACTCATGACTCATTTGGCTTCTGCTATTTGTGGTTTTCTATATGGCAATCAGATAATGAAAAAGCTATAATGCAAACAGAAAAACAACTAATTGAGTTCCTTGCTAAGTGTAAGGAAGACCCTATATTTTTTGTTAAGCACGTAATAGGTGTTGAACCGACGTGGCAGCAAGCAAAAATACTGGAAGCTATCAAACCACATGGTGCTAAAGTTTCAGTACGTTCAGGTCATGGTATAGGTAAGACAGCAGCGTTATCATGGGCTATGTTGTGGTTTTTGCTTACTCAACCTAGCGAGAAGGAAACTTTAAGAATACCATGTACTGCTCCATCAAGCCACCAGTTATTTGACATTCTATGGCCCGAAATGTCAATATGGTCAAATAAGATGCACGATTCATTCTCTCAGCATCTTGACCACATAGGCGACACTTACTGGATTAGGGGACATAGAGAAGAAAGATTTGCGGTAGCTCGAACAGCTAGGAAAGAAAAGCCAGAAGCATTGGCTGGATTTCATGGAGACCACATGATGTTCGTAATAGACGAAGCATCAGGTGTTGAAGAAGCTATCTTTGAGACGGCTGAAGGTGCTCTGTCAACAAGGGGTTCAAGGGTTTTAATGACATCAAACCCAACAAGGACAGATGGCTATTTTTATCGTTCTCAAGTAAAAGAGAGAGAATACTGGACAGCATTAAACTTCAGTTCTCTCGATAGCCCATTGGTTGATCCAATGTTTCCTGAGAAGATGGAAAGACGATATGGTGCAGATTCTTCAGTATATCGTGTACGTGTTCTTGGAGAGTTCCCAGAAGGTAGTGAGAACACTGTTATACCGCTTACTAATATTGAGGCTGCGGTTAACCGTGATGTAAGGTATGATGGTTCAGAAAGAATAGCTGGTATTGATATTGCAAGAGGCGGTGGAGATGCTAACGCAATCGTTATTCGTCGTGGTGGAGAGATAGTATTTGCTGATCGTTGGTGGAGCATGGATTTAATGGTGACCACTGGACGAATAATGAAACATTATAAAGAAGGACTATTCGACATAGCATATGTTGATAGTATTGGCCTAGGAGCTGGTGTAGCTGATAGGTTAGCAGAACAATATGTCCCTGTAATACCAATTCAGGTATCCGAGCAAGCCTCGCACCAAGAATTGTATAATAGACTAAGGGACGAACTCTGGTTTTTATCAAGAGACTTCTTCGCAGAAAAGAACTGCTCATTTCATAAAGATTTGAATCCAGACTTGCGAGAGGCTCTAATTGGAGAGTTGGCTTCTGTTACTTATACATACACATCCAATGGCAAATTAAAGGTAGAAGGCAAAGACGAATTAAAAAAACGTCTTGGCAAAGATGGACTTTCACCCAACTTAGCAGATGCTTTTAATTTGACTCAGTGCAAACAGGGTCGAAGAGGGAAACGTAAGCGAGCAATCCCTATAACAAAAACAAATGCTACAGGTTGGACATAAGGAAAAGTTCGGAAACGGACTAAAACATAAGTGAGCCTTATATATAAGGTAAGCGGAAAACCCGATAATTTAAGGAGAAATAAAAATGGCACATCCAACAGGAACTAAATTTGGGGCAGCTACTCCGGGTCAGGTACAGGAACTTACTGCTACTGCAACAGTTGATCCCGGTGTAAAGATGCTTCGGTTAAATCATGCTTCAACAATTATAGCAGCTACTATAGCTGATGCAAAAGAGCACGCTGGTCTTTTCATCGTAGGTGATACCAGTGCTTCTGGTACTGCTGCACATACGCTAACATTGACAGTTGGCACATTTGATGGTACTAATAACAAAGCTACTCTCAATGCTCCGGCTGAACTTTTAATGGTGTATTTTGATGAAGATGGTAAGGGGACTATCGTACTGAACTCTGGTTCTGTCGCTCTGGCTGCTGTTTAATAATACTAACTAATATACTTTAAGGAGGTATTATTATGGCATGGAGAGAAGAAGCGTCGTTTGGCGTTGTAAGGGCAGATAGGATAGTAAAGCGTGATTTAGTTAAATCTTTAACAGCAGCTACTACTCTAACTTATATGCAGAGTGGTAAGATTCTTACATTGAATCTTGCTGCTGGGTTTGCTGTTACTTTACCAGCACCAAAAGAAGGACTAGATTATACTTTTATTGTAGGTACTGCACCAACTGGTGCTTATACCGTTGTAACAAATGGTTCATCCAACATTATATATGGTAACGTATGTACACCAGAAGATGCTGCTGGTAGTGTTTCTGTAGCTCAGGCTTCAGATACTATTACTTTTGTAGCCAGCAAAGCTGTCATAGGTGACATGGTGCGAGTTGTATCTGATGGTACTAACTGGTATCTCGTTGCTGGAATGTGTACTGTTCAGGATGGTATCACAGTTACACAAGAGTCCTAATTATTAATGAATCGTGGGGTAGCCTCTGCTTGCACGCTACCCCCTTCTTGCGGAGAGATACATGGTACTTGTAAGGTCAAACTCAGAAATGATGAAAGCTGAAGAGAAGAGGCTTCATGAAGCCGAACAAGAAGCTGTATCTTCTGAAATTGTTGGCTTGGCTGGATATGTACATTCAGTATGGGCTGATGCTCTTGAGTCTAAAGATAAAGTTGAAGACATCATGGATGAATGTATAATGCAACGTAATGGCATTTATACAGATAGTAAACTTAATAAGATCAGAGAGCAAGGTGGTAGCGAAATATTCATGATGCTTACAGATGAAAAATGTACAGCATTGAAAGCATGGTTATATGATCTGCTATTACCGCCAAATGACAAACCATATACAACAGAACCAACACCTGTTCCAGAAATACCAGAGGAACAAAAACAACTCATAGAACAGCAAGCACAGAGTGAATTAATGCAATCACTCATGATGGCACAGCAGTTAGGACAGCCAATATCTCAAGAAGAAATGATGCTGAAGACTAATGAGTTAATGGCGGAAATAAAAGAAAAAGTAAAGTTATACGCTGAGAAATTTGACAATAGTATCCGTGATAAAATTGATGATATGGTTGTTGAAGGTGGATGGCGTGAGGCTTTTGCAGAAGTAATTGATGACATTGTTGATCTTCCTGCTGGAATATTAAAGGGGCCGATTGTAGAGTATGACCAAGAACTAAGTTGGCAGCAAGATACTGATGGCAAATATATTCCTGTAGTTGATGATGGAGTAGCAACAAAATTTTATAGAGTTTCGCCATATGATATTTTCCCTGTTGGTGCATCCACAGGTATAAATGATGGCGATTTATTTGAGAGACACCGACTAACAATCAAACAACTTGAAGTCCTTAAGAACACTGAAGGCTATGATGCTGATCTAATTGATTCTGTTATCCTTGATATTGATTCAGGTAAATTCCAAAACTGGCTTGATAATGAAGATCAGGATACAACATCACTAAATGATGAACAGGAACATGATAAAACTACAGATGATTGGCAGCACCAATATGGCAAGAAAGTAGAAGTCCTTCAGTTTTGGGGAGCTATTCCCGGACATATGCTTATTGAGTATGGTGTTGATATTGAAAAAGAAGATTTATTAAAGATATTTGATGCTGAAGTATGGGTTATTGGTGAATATGTAATTAAAGCTAAACTAAATGCTAACCCACTTGGATTAAAACCATATTATAAAGCATCATTTAGGAAAAGAAATGGTTCTTTTTGGGGTGAAGGGTTACCTCAAATACTAAGAGACATTCAGGATATGTGCAATGCTTCAGCACGTGCCATAGTAAACAACATGGCAATAGCTTCTGGCCCACAAGTTGGAGTAGATATTGGCAAAATTCCTGAAGGCGAGACCATTACTTCATTATTTCCTTGGAAAATTTGGCAATTTGATGAATCTCAACAGATGGGTCAGACAGGAGGACGGCCTCCGTTGTGGTTCTTTCAGCCAGAATCAAATGTTCAGGAATTAATGGCAGTATATGAGTTCTTCAGTAAGGAAGCTGACAACAAATCTGGTGTTCCACGTTATTCATATGGTTCAGGTGGTAGTGCAGGAGCACTTAGCACTGCTACTGGTATGACAATGATGATGAATAATGCTGGTAAGGGTATTAAACAGGTTGTAAAAAATATAGATAATGGAATTATAGCACCTTCAATCCAAGCAATACATACACATATTATGTTATGGGATGAAGATGAATCAATAAAAGGTGATGTAAAGGTATCAGCTAAAGGTAGTTCTGCATTAATAGCTAAAGAACAGCAACAAGTAAGGTTGAATGAAGCTATGCAGATTGCAATGAGCGAGATTGGATTAAAAGTATTGGGAGAAGAAAAACTTGCAATACTTATTAAGGAAGCATTTAAAGGATTAGGGCCAACTATAGAATCTATAGTCCCATCTGAAGACGAAATTAGGCAACGTAAAATAGAAGAAATGCAACAGATGATGCAAGCACAGCAACAGCAACAGCAACCGCAAATTGGAGGTGTAGCAACTGATGGTGCTGGCAATGTAGCTGGTGGTGCTGATGTAAATGCATATCAACAGATGCCGAGGTAATATGAAATATTCAGATGATTTGTTGAGGGCAATAGCAACAATCAAGGGAACACATCATGGTAGAGTTTTAATGCAACATATTGCGGACTTGCTATCCCTTGCTAATAAGAAGGCAGCATACGGAACTACTACTGAAGAGAAATATCATTACTCAGGGAGGGCACAGCAACTATATGAATTTCAAGACTTATTTAATGAATGTGTTGATATATTAAATAAGCGTAAGACACGTTAAGAATCCCTCGAAAGAGGCTCTCAAGCGTCTATATAAACATAGGCTCTTGGCAACAAGAATCCCTAGGAGAATAACATGGGAAAATTACCCAAAGCTGTTCAAGAAGCAGCAGATCGTGCTAGAAAACTTGTAGAAGAACAAGCACGCAAAGAAGAGAATCCTGTCGTTGAAGAAGAGGAAGAAGTAGTCGAATCAGACGAAACAGAAGTCGAAGACAACGAAGCTCTCGGAGAGGAAGAAGAGGAAGAGGAAGAAGAAGAAACCGATGACTCTGACCTACCTAGTCCAGAAGAGGACGAAGAGGAAGACAACGAAGAAGAGACAGTCAAGAAAGAAGAGACAGTCGAGTATTGGAAAAGTCGCTTCCAGATATTGCAAGGCAAGTATAATTCAGAGGTTCCTACTCTGTCTGCGAAAGTTAGGCAACTGGAAGCACAGTTAGCAACATTTGAGAAACTTGATGAAACTCCTGAATCTGAATCATTCTCACTTAAAGAAAGTGATTATGAAGATTATGGAGAGGAATTTATTACATTAGTCAAAGCTGTAAATGCTCTTGAGAAGCGTAATGCACACCTAGAGAAGCTCGCTCAAGGATTAACATCTAAGTCTCAGGTGCTCAATAAAGAGACATTTGAAGATAGACTAACTGAAACAGTTCCAGATTGGAGAGTTATCAATGTTCAACCAGACTTTATGACATGGTTACAGGAACCTGATGGTTACAGTGGTCAGACAAGACATGACTCTCTTATTGGTGCATACAATAAACTTGATGTAAAGACTGTCGCTAATATATTTAAAAAATTTAAGACAGCTTTCTCAATTCCAGAGAACAAGAAACGTATACCTAAAAATTCTATTGAGAGTGAAATTCAACCTAGTAGGATAAAAACCGAAAAGCCAATCACTCCGAAGAAGCAAAGCAAAAAGTGGACTAGGAAAGAAATTGCTCAGTTCTATCGTAACAAAGCTGAGAACAAAATTGATCCAAAGAAAGCTAAAGTCATGGAAAGAGATATTTTTCTTGCAAATCAGGAAGGGAGAATTGTTGGCTAAGGAGCTAAACAATGACAGCAAGAACTGGTAAGTTTCCGGGTTCGGGGTCTGTAGACACTCTCGGTACTTATATTCCCGAAATTTGGGCAGGTAACCTGCTCGAAAAATTTTACAAAGCAACTGTCTTCGCAGACATCTGTAATACAGATTACGAAGGCTCAATTTCAAACATGGGTGATATGGTTCATATCAGGATTATCCCTGACTTAACCATCCGTCCATATCAGATTGGTCAGAGTTTAGTCTATGAACGACCTGCTGTTACCAAGACTGAGTTGCTGATTGATATTGGTTACTACTGGGGTTTTGAGTGTAACGATGTTGAGAAGAAACAGTCTGATATTAACTATGTTGATTCATGGGCAACAGATGCTTCTGAGCAGTTGAAAATTACAGTAGATGCAGAAATTCTGTCCTACATTGGTTCTATTAGTTCTTATGTAGCTGGTACAGGTAACTATGGCTCTACTGCTGGTGCAATCTCTGGTAACGTAGATTTGGGTGCAAGCACTGTTCCTTACAGCTTGACCAAAGCTAATATCGTTGACAAGATTGTTGAATGTGGTCAGTGTCTTGACGAGCAGAATCGTCCTGAGAATGGTCGCTGGATTGTTATGCCAGCTTGGGCTATTAGCAGGATTAAAACTTCTG